TATGGTGCGTATAACTTAACTAGTCCGTTAACAAAAGATGAAACCTATCAAGTGACAGGTGGAAAATTACAAGAATTACAAGAAGAGTTAGAAGACCACGGTTCTCTAACGCTTGGTATCAGAAAACTAGCAAGATTTGATTATGAAAATAAACCAGAAGTTTGGTATACAGGGAAAGAAGCTCCAATCAATGAGAGTGTAATGGTAGGTAATGGTATGGCAAAAGGCTGGGAATATGTATTAGAATACTCTCAACACAAACAATTTGGTGAAGAATTTGATAATCACGAATATATGCTACGATATTTAGCTCCTAAGTTTATCTTTAAAGCAAATTATGATGCTAAAGGGTTGGAAGACTTAGAGTTTGCTGCAGTAGATATGAGATATAGAAAGAATTTAGGTAATCTAGATTTATCTATTGGTATTGCAGGTAGATTACATCCAGCATATTTAGACTTTCTACCTATTGATTTATGGTGGGATGAACAAGGTATAGATACTAGTGAGTTTATTCCATTTTGGTTATTTGCTTATGATAAAGGATATACAGATGAATGGACACAACAGTATACTCAATATGGTTATTCATACTATGACTACTTATGGTGGGATGAAGAAGGTAATTTAGTAGCAACTACTGATGAAGAGTTTTATACTGCAGTATATGGTGATATAGTAGACGACTATAATGAAGAATATGCTCGTGATTTAGGTTATCAAAATGAATTATCTTTATCTGTAGGTGTAGATTATTATAAATATTTAGACCACAGTTGGATTCATATGTGGAGTACTGTGTATCCTTACAATAAAGGAATGTCAGACTATTCATTTAATTATGAAATAGCAGACAATAAAATAGACTACGATATGGGAATAGTAATAGGATGGAAACTATCTCCTAAATTCGGAGTATTCGTTCAAGGTCGTTACTTATCTATGTACGATGTACAAAGTTATGAGGCAATGACTGGAATAAATTGGTTAATATATTAAGGAGAAATAAATGAAATTTGTAATAGGATTTATAATAGGAGTTGCATCACATTATGCTTGGTGTAAGTATGGAAATAAATGTGATTGTGATGAAAAATGGAAGAAAATTGTAAATAAGAACAGGAAGAAATAATGCCTAATCTAGATATAGTAGGTAAACTTATTGATAAGGTAACAGACAATGTTGATAGGTTTACTCTAGATAAAGAAGAAAAAGCAAAATTAATTACTGAAATTAATAAAGCTCAACTTGAAGTTAATAAAGTAGAAGCAGGACATACCTCACGATTTGTAAGTGGCTGGAGGCCCTTTACGGGCTGGATTTGTGCTACTGCAATGGCGTATCACTTTATTCTACAACCATTATTGACCTTTTTACTTTATACTTTTGGTAATGAAGTAGTATTACCAACATTTGATATGACTACTTTAACAACGGTCTTACTTGGTATGCTCGGTCTTGGAGGAATGCGTAGCTTTGAAAAAGTTAAAAGGTCTGCATAATGCCAAGACAATCATTACAACTTAATGATTTTAGTGGAGGTTTAAACACTAAATCTTCTCCGAGAGATATTGCACCTAATGAGGTTCAAAAAGCTGATAATGTTGTATTATCTAATCCTGGATTAATAGAAGCATCTTCAGATTCTACTACAAAAAGTTCATCATCTCCTACTATGACTCATGTTCAAGCTGGAAATGGTGCATTTATTTTTAATTCTCAATTTAATGTAGACGATGATGGAACTAGAACACAACCAACGCAAACAATAGCTTATCCAATAAATAAGGGCTCTGGAAATACTACTATACAATTCTTTAGAAGAGACTTTGATACTCCTGGAGATAATTTTGTTATTCAAGATACAGATACTGAAATAGATATGCAAGTAGCTGGAGAAGTAGAACCTGTTTATTATTATGTAGATGGTGTATTATATATTTCTGATAAAAAAGTAGTAGATGGTGATAATGATTATGAGCCAAGAAAATTACAATATGTTTCAGAAGATAGATTTGGTCAAAGTATTCCTAGTTGGAATGATGATAAATTGAGAGTAGTTGCAACTGCTAATATGTTTGAAAGTATATCAGACACTACAACTGGTAATTTTGGTAGCTCTGTTCCAAGTGCAGCAGGAGAATTTGTTGTTATAGCAAGTACTAATCCAAGTGTAGTATCTGAAGATTTAACTAATGTTCTTACAAGTGGTGATGTAAAGATAATTACTACTACTGACCCCGATGGAACAACTCCAAGTCAAAACGAAGATATTTTAATAGGTGATAAACTTATTTATTTAAAATCAACAAGTGGAACTGTAAACTTAGATACAGATGCACTTAAAAATCTTCCTTCATCTGATTTAACTGGAACTCATACAGATTTTAAACAAGGACAAATTATATTTATTAGTGGTTCTAATTCTAGTAGTGGTGAAGCAATGGAAATTAAAAGTGTTAATTATATTGATAGTGCTGGAACTAAAGATATTGTTCAGCTTCTAGTAGAAAGAGATGTTTATAATAATTATGGTGGAAATGGGCTTGGGACTGAACATGAAGCTTCGTCTGAAGTAAAAACTCAAACTTCTACTAGTACAAGTGTTACTGGTGGTGGTTGGGAAATTGGAACTTATGAATTTACACATACTGTTGTAGATTTACAGGATAATGAAACATTGCCACAATCAGTACAGTCTACAGTCTTTAACATTACTTCTGGAAGTTATTTTACAAGAGTAGGATTTAGATTAAAAGATACAAGTTTTACTACAAGAAAAAATGAAAAAGGTGTAAGAATATATACTAGAAAAAAAGGTGGTAATGGTAGATGGATTTTATTTTTAGATGTTGATTATAGAAGAGGAATAAGAAGTAATTTATTTGAAGATTATCAAGCATTTTCTGATGGAGTAGATACTAATTATAACGAATCTAAAAATTTAAATATTGTTAATCCTTCTTTAGATACCTATGAAAGTATTAATGGATATTCACAAGATGAAGAAAGTATTGACCTTGGTACAGGAGATGCAGATGGAACAGCTGGAGGATTTAAGGCAGCAACGGTGTGTGCAAGAAGAGCTTGGATTGCAAATGTTAAGAAAAATGGAAATGTCTTTGATGATAGAATATATTATACACCAGTAAATAGATTTGCAACCTTTCCAGATAGTTATTATTTAGATATTGGTATTAGCGATGGTGATTCATTTACAGCATTACATAGTCTTGGAAATAGATTGTTAGCATTTAAACATAGAAAATTATATATAATTAATATTTCTTCTTCATCAGATGCTGGTTGGTATTTAGAAGCAGAATATGATGGTATGGGCTGTAGACAACAAGAATCTATATCAAAAACACCTTTTGGAGTATGTTGGGTAAATGACGATGGAGTATATATATTTGATGGACAATCAATGCCAAAAGAATTAACTCTAAAGTTAGACGATAAAACTTGGAGAACAAATCAATCTACTAAAAATCCTGCAATAGGATATAATAATAAATATAAACAACTATGTGTAGTTCAAGATGCAGCTGCTGATACAGATGTATTTGTATTTGACTTCTCTACACAATCTTGGTCGCTTACTAAATCTATAGGAAGTGCAGGTATATCAAACTTTTTAGAATCATTTGATGGATTATATTATTTAGAATATGGTGGAAGTAATGTTAAAACAGTAAAACTTTTAAGTGGAGATACTGGAACAAAACAAATTACATTAATAACAAAAGATATTGATTTTGGAAATCCAGGACTAATTAAGAAAATAAAGAAAGTATATGTTTCTGTAAAAGATGATGGTTCTGGAAATTCATTAACTCTAACATATGAAACAGATAATCCAAGAAAAGATGGAAGTGCAACCTACGCTTCAACTGCAGAAGGAGCAGCTTCTATCTCAAGTGCAGATTTTAAAATATTATCATATACTATCAATCAAAATTGTGAATCTATTCAGTTAAAATTAGTAGATGCTGATGGACAAGCTATTGTAATAAACGATATTAATATAGATTTTAGATTAACTAATAAAAGACCTTCATAATGCCAAAATCTGGAAAACATATAGTCAATGGAATTGACTCTTTCTTTAAAGTTAGACCATCTAAGGCTAATGTTAGAGAAGGAGAATCTGTATCATTTCTTGAGGATGGAGTTTTAATAAAACAAGAAAAAAGAAATGGTATTGTCTATGAAACAAAATTTGCAGAACAAGGAAAAAAAGAAGAAGTAATTACTACTACTGGTGGAAGTAGTGGAGGAGTATTCTTTGGAGGTGGAGATTTAACATCTGTTACTGCTGGAACAGGATTATCAGGAGGTGGAGATTCTGGCTCTATATCCTTAAGCGTTAGTGCAGCTCAAACAAGTATTACCTCTATTTATGCTACTGATTTAATCATAGGAGAGGATTCTCAAACTGCTATCGACTTTGGAACAGCAAATGAAATAGATTTTAAGATAAATAATTCTGCAGAACTAACTTTAGATGCGTCTGCACTTTATCCAGTAACTGATGCTGGACTTGATTTAGGTACATCAACATTAGAATTTAAAGATGCTTTCTTTGACGGAACAGTAACTTCTGATGCATTCGCAGGTCCTTTAACAGGAGATGTTACAGGAAATGTAAGTGGAACAGCAGCAACTGTTACTACTGCAGCACAAACTAATATTACAAGTTTAGGTACATTGACAGCTTTAACAGTTGATGATGTCGCTATAAACGGTAAAGTTATAACGATGACAGGTTCTAGTAGTGATACGGCTGTATTTACAGCAGGAACTAATGGAACACTTAGTATTGTTACAACCGATGCAGCAGCAGCAGCAGCAAACATTCAAATCACAGCAGACGGTACAGTAGATATTGATTCGGCAGGTGCTTTAACTTTAGATTCTGGTGCAGCAATCAATCTTGAACCTGCTTCTGGTTCTGCAATTTTATTAGATGGCACAATTAGTGTAGATGCAGGAGTAGTAACAGGAGCAACAAGTGTTACATCTACTGCTTTTGTAGGCGATATAACAGGAGATGTTACTGGAAATGCAGATACTGCAACT